ATGTCATTAATCTTTACCTTCCATACTAGTTCCCTTAAAAGGGTCTAATCTAGTATCCCTATTGTTTTCATCATATTCTTGTTTTATTAAATTTTCAATCTTCGGGTTATTATAACAATCAACTACCAAGTGTAGTCTATCAAAATCTGCTTTATTATGTACAGCGTGTGGTTTACTTACATCGGCATAATAATATTTACCTTGTTCTAAATTATAATGGTGTGGTTTTTTATTCTTCCATACATAAAAATGAACATTATGATTCGTTCTTATAGGAATATGTATTCTAACTATCTTACCTGTCTTAATATCTTTATCTACTTTGTCGGTATGTTTTGAAATACTTGTTCCTGCTTTTAATCTCATAACTCTTACTCTTTCAAACTTAGCAGGTATATGAGCTAATATTTCTATTAAAGAAACTAAATTTGACACTTGCGTTAAATGTGTATCTCTTAATTCTGCTGGTTCAATACCACTTTTTAATACACCTGGTTTTAAAACATTTCCAATATCATCACTATAACCTCTTAATGAAATAGCATCCCATTGTCCTTTTTTATTATACTTTGTTTAAACTAAAGTAAAGTTATGTCCTTGCATATCTAAAAAATCACAAGCGTCTTTTAAATCAGGTCTAGTATACCTAGGTAAATCTAACTCTTTGAGTATTGGTCTTTCCATCTTTGCCTACTTTCTTTTATATACTTATCTCTCTTTTTCATCGCCATATCATACTTTAATTTACTAGCTAATTCAGTAAAAACTTTTCCTTCCATATGGTCAGATTCATGTTGAAAACATCTACTTACAATACCATTAAATCCTTCTTCAACTTTTTCTAAATTTTTATCATAATATTCTACTAATATATCTTTAGGTCTTTCAATAGGTAAGAATAAAAATGGAAAGGTTAAACAGCCTTCTTTAAATAAAATTGTTTCTTTACTATATTTTAATATTTTAGGATTAATACAAGTCCATTTCTTACCATTAGCAATTGATAAATGGTTGCCCATAACAAACATACGGTATGGTTTTCCAACTTGATTTGCTGATAATCCTATACCCCCATATGCCTTCATAGTTTCAAACATATTTTCAGCAAATTCTTTTACAGATATTTTTTCTTCTTTATCAAATATCTCTTTATTAAAAGGTGCTATTGCTGATAATACTCTTATATCCGATGGTGGTAATAATTCATATTTCATTTTCTCATATCCTTATATGTGGTTTTATTATGAATAACAACCTCGGAATTAGTTTCAATCCATAATCTGGCACCACAAGCCCTTGGTTTATCTGGACTGTAAATCATTTCACTAGGTCCAAGAATATCTACTTTACTACCATACCAAGTCTTTCCATTCAATTCAACTCTACAAACTGGTAGTTTTGTTCCTCTTTTATTATTTTGTTGTATAATGTTCTTATTAATATGAATAATTGTTTTTTTAAATTTCATATTTTTCTTTACTAGGTCTAACCCATTCAGGTGGATTATCTCCTCCTACATCAAAGTCGTGATATGATCCTTTTTTATATGTACTATAATCAGGTTTAGGTGCTGCACCAGTTTTTCCTTCTTTAATATCTTCTCTTGTCCATTGTGGTTTTTTACTTCTATCTAAACTACCTACATTGATAGGATAGCCTGGTTTTAACTTTTGAATTTTACCACCTTTTTCTAAAAACCTTTTCATTAATAAATCCCTATCTTCTTTAGTCATTTTAGGTTTGATAACATCTAAACCAGAGTTGTCTTTAAAGTTGCTCATTTTCTTATTGTTCTGTCCCTTGTAAAATTTTTTATCATTATGCAACCCTAGTAAAATTCTTATGCTTCTCAAATTTAATTATATTAGTAAATCTATCAAACATTATATCCCCTTTATGAGATATAATAAAAGTATTTTCTTTTGATAGTGTTTTTAATATTTTAAAAAAGTCATCTGTTCCTTGACCATCTAAACTTGAATCAAATATTTCATCTAATATTAATAGATTTGTATTGGTACTATTTTTCATTTTAGCAATAGCTCTCCAAGTAAATAATAATGCTAAGTCTATTCTTATTTTTTCACCTTCACTAAAACTATTATAAACAAAGGTATCTCTATGGCGACTTTTTATAGTTTCTTCAAATTCTTCGTTAAGATGAAAGTTAACAAAGAAATCCATAGCTTGTAAATTTGTATTAATTAATTGATTCATTATAGGTAAATATTTCTTAATAATATTTGCCTTAACACCTGTATCATTTAATATCTCTCTAGCAATATCAATATATTTCTTTTCTTCTATAACTTTTTCTTTTTCTATATCTACTAATTTTAATTGTTCTTCAATTTCTTTTAATTCTTCAGCAACTTTATTTGTATTTTCCTGTTCACTTTGTAAATTAATCATTTCAGCATTTACTTGATTTGAATAGCGATTAATTTCTGATATAGAAGTATTAACTTTTGCAACCTCTATATTTAAATCAGATATTTTTTCTGATACTTTTGCCATTTCATTTATTTTAGTTTCTGTTTTAATTATTTCACTTAATAATTCTTTTAAACCATCGTCTAATGTAGATATTTTTGCTTGTTCTTCTGCTCTTTTATTACCTCTAAATTCTGTATCAAGTGGTTGTGTACAAGTAGGACAAGTTTCATTATTTTCAAAAAATTCTAAATTCTTTTTATGATTTAATAAGTTTGTTTCTATCTTCGCTTCCAATTTTGCTAATTGATTTGCCTTTTCATCTACTTTATCCTTATCTATAAGTTCAGATTTAACAGAAGTAATTTTTTCATTTAGCTGTTGTAATTTTGTATTGTATTGATAATTGTCTTGTTCACTTTGTTTTAATTGTTCTTTTTTGTTTTCAATATCCGAAGTATCTCTATTTTGTATTTGTATAAAATGTGCTTTCTGTAATTGATATTTTTCGGTCATTAAATTATATCGGTGTTTAACATCGGTTACAGCTTTATTTAACTCACCTTGTTTTTGTCTTAACAATAAATCCATATAACTAAAAACTCTTATATCTAATATTTCTTCCACAACCTCTCGTCTATGTCTTGCTCTTAAATGCATAAAAGGTTCATAGGAAGAAGAACCTAAAATAACTACTTGACAAAATGCTCTATAGTTACATTTTAAAATATTTTCTTCTAACAGTTTTTGATTATCTATATTAGAAGCTTCTTGGTCTAATAACATACCATCACAATATATTTCAAATGAATTTGGTTTAATTCCCCTTATAATTTTATATGCTTTATTATGCGTATCAAATTCTAATTGTATTTCACAATCAGCATTGTTAATTGTATTTACTAATTGTTCCTTTTTAATTGTTCTAAAAGGTCTATTAAATAAAGCAAAACATAATGCGTCAAGCAAAGTAGATTTACCTGAACCATTAGCACCTATAATTAGTGTTGATGGTGCCTTTCTTAAATCTATTTCTATAAACTGATTGCCAGTAGATAAAAAATTCTTCCATCTTAATTTTTTAAAATAAATCATTAATTCAAATTCAAATCAAACGATATTGATATTCTTTCCTCATCTGTTTTACTTGGTTCAACCATATGTTCTAGGTAAGGAGGAAACAATAAAAGCATTCCTTCTTTTGGCTCTATCTTATGAAATTCACCTTTTGCATATCTATTAACCATAAATATACTGCTCATAGCTGCTGGTCTTGGATCCTTAAACACTAACCTGCCACAGTTTGATGAAGCTTTTACATAATAATTTCCACACAAATCATACCTTCCATTATGTAAATGCATTTGGTTCCAATCTCCTTTATAATTAATATTCATCCAAACCTGAGCCACTCTCATTTCTTTTACTCCAAGATTTAGTTGTTCTACTATTTTATAAACCTCGTTAAAGAAATTATCAAAATCTTTAGGTGGTAAAAGCTCACTCTGCCAACCTCCTTCATTTGATAATGTCCTACTTTTTTCTTTATCTTTTAAATTATGTACATAAGCAATCACATCTTCATTAAAAGATACTTTTGTTGGATGTTCTTTAAAATGCTCTAACATAGAAACCCAATAAGGCGTATCAAATAATCTTGCCTGTGAAATTTTAGTTACACTTTTTCTTTTAACTGGCATTATGGTCACTCGCCTCTATATAAATTGATTTTAAATATTGTTTTAATTTTGATTTATCAACATCGGTATCTAATTGATCCACATAATTATTTAAAAATGTAACCGTATCTTCACCCATTTCCAATATGTCTTCTCTAACACTAGCTTTTATATCAGAATAATCTTCCACAATATTTAAATCGTGTACAGTTATTTCATTATATAATCTTTCAACAAAATCATCAAATATATGTTCTTTTGTTTTGTTCAATACTATTAATTTTACAAAGTGATTATGATATTGTGATATGTCAATATTCTTATAATCTTTTTTTACATCATCATATATAATTTTTTTATGTATTGTTTTTGGATTCCAAACTCTTTCTATTTCTCTTGTTTCAGTATCAAAAATATGGAACCCTTTTGGGTCTTGGTAATCTGCCCAAGTTTGTTCATATTGAGCACCACAATAAAATATTTGTCCATCATCGGTATGTTTATGAAAATGTCCTGATATTACTCTTTCAAATCTTTTAAAATCTGATTTTGCATTTCCATATTCATTAACAACGCCATTTTGCATTTCAACACCTTTCACTTCTAAATGTCCCATTACAATTTCTACTGGTGCTGTATCTAATAAATGTATAGATTCTTCCCTAGTATCATCACATATCCAAGGTACAAACAAAATATCTAAATCATCAAAGGTTACAATTTTAGGTCTTGTATAAATCCAAGGTTCATTTTCTCTATCAAAACTTGTATATAAATTTTCAATAGCATTTACTTCATTTGTATTTTTATAATAAGTATCATGGTTACCTATAATAATATGTGTATCAATTTTTTCTTTCCATAATATATCCCAAAAAGATTTTCTCCATACTGTAGCTGTTTGATGATTAATAAATTTACGTCTATCAACTACATCTCCTAAATGGACTAATGTTTTAATATTATGTTTTTTAATATAAGGGAAGAAAATATCATTAAAAAATTTTAATTGATAATCTCTAAAAGCTTCACTATCATTTCTTGCTCCAAAATGTGTATCATTTACTATTGCTATTTTCATAATGATTTATAATATTCGTTTGTTTTAATAAACCCAGGCAAATTTAAATCTATTAATCTTGTAATCTCATTAAAAGCATTCTCAGCTCTCTCATACTCTCCATAATCTCGTAATTCTTTTTTTGCAATTTTTGGATCAAAATATTTCATACCAATACCAATCTGATACCATAAAACATTACCAATATTAAAAAAATTATTACCTTTACCAACTACATAATCAACAACTCTTGGCATTTTATGTTTCCACATTTCCATAAGGTCTTTTAATCTTGGTGTCATTCTTTCTTCTTTAGAAGACTCTCTCCAAAATTCACTATCTTTTCTAGGACCTAAATAATGAAAAATAATAAAATCTCTAATGTTATCCCACATTTGGACCATTTCAAAATTATATTGATTTTCAAAAAGTTCACACTCAATTGGTAAATCTTGCTTATAATAATTTTCTATAAAATGTGTTACTTGCATTATTGTAGCGTGTATAGATGTTGCTTCTAAAGGTTCTATAAAAGCACTTGATATTCCAGTTGATAAAACATTTTTAATCCAAAACTTTTCTTGTCGTCCTGTTTCAAATGGTATATCTCTTTGTACCTCTATTTCGTGTCCTAATACTTTTTCAACTTCTTCCTTTGCTTTTTCTTTTGTTATATGATTATCAGAAAATACATATCCACAACCCATTCTTTCCTGTGTTGGTATTTCCCATAACCATCCATTTGATAAAGCTTTAGCGTGAGTATAACTTTTTATTTGTTCACCTGGTTCATATTTTATATTATAATTTAAAGCACGATTAACTAATAAATTTTGTTTATAAGATATCCATTTATTTTTAAATGCTTTATTAATTAATACTTTACAAAAACCTGAACAATCAATCCATAAATCTCCCTTTATAGTTTTGCCTGTTTTTGTTTTTACACTTGTTACATATCCTTTTTCATTTTGTTTAAATGAAACAACCTGGTCATCAATAAATTTATTTAATTTTTTACAAGCTAATGCTTTTCTTTTTAAATATTGTCCTACTTTATAAGTGTCTAAATGATAAGCTATTGGATTTGATGTATCCTTAACATCAAAAATACTTTTACCATTTGTAAAATGCAAACGATTTTCTTCCATTAACCTTGATTGAAAAGTTTGAGTATAAGGAATATTTTTAGCAATATGATATATTCTTAAACAATCATAATCGCTATGTGGGTAATTGGAAATATTATGGGAGTAATCATCTCCTATTGGAGAATAAAATGACTCACCTTTTTTATGCCAATCACTATGTTTAATTCCTAATTTAAATGTAGATAATGTTTCTTTTAAAAAATCCCGTTCATTTAGTCCACTAGTGTTTTGTTTTAATTTAATTAAATCATTAAATCTTCCTGTTGTACTTTCACCCACACCTACAATAGGAATCTCTTTAGAAGCTATAACAGTAATTTTGACTTCAGGTCCAGTCTTATTTAAAAACTGGTGAGCTGTTACCCAACCAGCAGTTCCACCGCCAATTATAACAATATTTTTTATTCTCATTATATAAGTTTATCTAAAACGCTTTTATAAGTTCTTCTTCTTCTTTTCTTAACTGTAATATCTTTAGGTCTAGGTAATTCTTCTGTAGGTCTATTCTTTCTTAAAAATTCTACAAATTGATTTTTATATTCACCATCATCTCCTGGGTTTAAAGTCATATCATCTAAATTAGCATCCTCTAATAATTTGTATTTAATAGTAACTTGTTTTTTTTCTTTTTGTATCCTTCGTACAAAAGCGTAAAAAATTATTTGAGTAAAATATGCAAATGGATTTTTTGATTTTTTAGGATTAAAATTATTTAAATATTGTAAGCAATTTTCTACACCATCAGAAATCATATCATCTCGGAAAGTGTAGTTTATAAAATTTGGTCTATATGATAAATGGTTTGCAATCTTTAAAAAACACTCACCTATATAATTAGTAACTGGTGGAATAGATTTCCCTGCTTTTTCTGCTTTACTACGTACTAATTTATAATCAATCATAGCAGTTAAAAATACTTTGTTATCTACATAATGTTCTGATTTTTTTTTATATTTCGTCATATTAATATAATACTACAATTTGTCCTTATTGTCAAGGATTTGCACAATATAATCCTTATCTTCTCTACATAATATTTCCATGTTTATACTTATTCTCCATTCTTTTGAATTGTGTTTAGTTGCGTCATGTATAAGATAATTTGGAAAGAATATCAACTCGTTATTGTCTGGTTGATAATGTATCCATTTATTGTCTACTTTAAATTTTATAGGACCTGATAATTTCTTATTTACTTTAGGTATATTTAAATAATATACAGCATTTATAGTAGATGATTTTATATGATTATGTGGCACAAAGTCATAATATTTGTTATTAGTAATACACGTCCAACATATTCTCTTACTTCTATTTGATACTGTAAAATTAAATAACTGTTGTGCTACTCTATAAAATTTATCATATAAACCATTAATTAAATCATTATATTTTTTATCATTTTTGTTATATAATATCTCAAAATTAGTAGTTGATTTATTTGAATTAGGTTGATTATCCCAGAGTTCCTTTACATTTAATAAGTTTTTTGTTATCTTATCTTTTTGATATTTTGTAAATTTATGAAAGTTTTTTATTGATAATATAGGTACATTTTTTAATGGTATATTCAATTTCGTCATATTAATATAATACTACAATTTGTCCTTATTGTCAAGATTTTCGTTAGTTCCTAATATAAAATCTCTTACTGGTTTTGATAAATCTTTAACCTTAATTTCTATACCTCGTACAGGCCTTTTTGGAATAATAGCTCTATTTCTATTTGAAGATGTTTTTTTTGTGTGACTCATTGACTTTTTCATAATTTATTAGTATAATAGGGGTGTGGGTCCCTTCAGAGGATATTAGCTATCTAGTGTAAAGTTCTTTTATGCGACATATCAAAAAACTGTTGAAGCTTTTTAAGTTTTTTAACTCTATTTTTATCATAGGTTTTCATATCATTATAGTCCTTCTCACTCATATCCCTTTCAATATAATCAGGCATTTCTTGTGGTACTTGATTCGCTTTTCGTAAAATATAGTCATATCTTTTATTAAACTGTAAAGTGGCATTACAGATTGTTAATATCTTATCTTTTGGGATAGAAATAATTGGGTCGTTAGTAAAGCCTATCCATTTAACCATTGCAATATAATCAGAAATACCAATTTCATTAATATGGGGAACATACTTTATTAAAAGTGGGTTATTTAATCTAACTAGATTTGTTTTGTCTTTGATTTGGTCGGTTGCAATAGTACAACAAAGCTCCTCACCTGTTATCAGCTTAACAATTTTACATTGAGGTAAAGGCTTCATTTTAATATGATTTTTAGTTGTGTCCATTACTAATATTTATGTTATTATCACTCTCTTTTAGGTCAATACTATGTATTTCATAATCAAAGCCTTCTTCATTATAAAGTTTTATTCTTTCTTGGAAATGGTTTAATGTGTAGTTCTTTGATCCCTTATAAGTTAAATCATCGGCTATATCATAGAGTGTAGCATTGGTTTTATTATCACCAATTCTTAATCCTCTTCCAATACTTTGTAAGTTTCTTATCCTAGATTTACTAGGGCTACTAAATATAATGTTGTGTAAATTACGAATATTGATACCAGTAGAAAACGTCCCATAAGAAGCGACAATAATCGCATTATCAGACTTTTCTGTGATGGCTCTAATTTGTTCTCTAACATCGGTTTCTACTCCTCCATAGATGAAAAACACTTTTCTTTTATTATCAGCCTTGTTTCTAATCATTTCGTATAACTGTTTTCCGTGTTTCTCAACCAACTGAAATAAACAGAGCGTATTACCGTCCAATGCTAGGCATAGGTTTTGAATATATTTATTACGCTGGCTATTTTGAGTTAAATATTCCAATTCTTCGTGGTATTTTTTACCATATATTAGTCTTCTATTATTTTCTGTATGATTTAAAATTAGACATATAACTTTTAATTTTGCTAATTGTTTAGTGTCCATTAATTCTTTAGTGTTAGTAACTTGATTAACTCTTCCAAACAAACCTTCTAATACTAGTTTATGTGTTCTTGTTCCATCTAAAGTTCCTGTCATACCTATTCTATATTTACAATCAACCAACTTGGTCATTATCTTTGTAAGAGAAACCGCCTTGAATAAATGCGCCTCATCCCCTATAACGGCACCAAAGTTTGCGAAAAAAGTTTTAGGAAGTTTATATAATGATTGCCAAGTAGAAATAACTACTCGTTTATCTTCCTCTATTTCATATCCGTGATAGTTTCTACTTACATTGTTTTCACTATCAAATCCATAATCTTTGAAATCTTTGAATAATTGTTCCACTAAATTTGTGGTAGGAACAATAATTAAAATTTTATTGTTTATAGTTCTCAAATAATGTTTAACTAACATATATGAGATTAAAGACTTACCAGAAGCTGTAGGCGATAAAATTAGTCCTCTATCATTTTGTAAAGCATAAATGAAAGCGTCAATTTGATAGTCCCTAGGTATGATAGATAGTTCAAGTTCTTTAACTAGTCCGTCTATGTCGGCGGCTAGTAGAGTATTAAATGTGAGAATTTTGTTGATTTCAACTATTTCAATTTTTTTACGGCTACACCACTCTTGTAAGTAAGGATATAATCCAACATATAATTGACCTGTAGCATAGGAATATAATCTGATTTTTCCATCCCAAACTCTATTGCGATATTGAGGTGTAAATTTATATCCAGGGACTTCAAAGGAGAAATAATCAGATAGTTCAGCTCTGATTGCTGCTTCTGCTTCTATTTTAAGATATACTTCATTTAATTTTTTTACTTTAATCACTTAAACGTGTACACCAACACAACCCTATGGCCTATCTTTGGATAATAATGATAGTGATGGTTGTCGCCAAAACTTACTGCACTATATTGTATTGGTTTTATTTTTTCTATCGGGTTTCTTTTTTTATCTAATATAACTGTACATGATTCCTTGTCCATTGGATTATTACAATATATTAGTAATTGTTTATGAGAGCCTTTATAATCTCTATGAACCAATGATTTTTCCACACCTACATTGAAAGTTAAATTTACAGAGCACCTTAATATTTTTTTACATCTTATCTTATGTTTTTGACAAAATGTATTTAATATACCCTCATACATTTCTACATTAGCTGTATTCCAATCTTTATCGTATCTTCTTAAACATATATGTTCCATCATTATATAATTATCATCAAACGTAGAGCGCGGCTGTATGAAATAAGCAAAGTCAGATTTTAAAAGAAATTCTGATATAAAATGTTTTTGTTTATCTGTTAAAAAATCTTTATCTTTTATTATCTTCATAATTAAAATAACCACCCATAATATATCTATCATAGTTATTAGGACAAGGTTGACCTCTATGTAGATGTGTAAAATATGCTGGAAACATAGCGACCCTACCTTTTACAGATTTAATTATCTCACCTGTATAAAACTCGGTGCCACAATTATGACCTGATAAGTATATCATAAAGTTTAACACCCTCTTGTTATTATCATAACCATGTTCACAATGAAAATCTTTGAACCAGTTGCCTGGTTTAAACCATTTAAATCTTAGTTCTTTTAACACCCAAGGATATGGTGTCAATGAGCTCTCTTTAAATGTTTCTGTGTATGTATCTATTAGTTTTTTTAATTGCTCTGAGAAAGTTATGTTGTTTGTAAAGTATGATGAATAACCATATTTGTTATTATCAAATTCAGATGTAAGATTTTTATACTTTTCTACAAGCTCATCACACTCATTATTAGATAAGAAATTATCCTGTATTAATGTGAAGTCTTTAAGTTTTTCGGCCTTTGACACGTTGCTCATGTAGTTTCTGATTGCTGCTTCTGCTTCTATTTTAAGATATACTTCATTTATTTTTAATATTTTTATTTCGTTCCACAGTCAATTTCCTATCAGCTTCTCTCATAGCGTCCATTTTTTCTTGTGCCTTGAAAGCTGGAGGTAATCCTAAATGAGGTCGTCCATCAAAAACACAATTTTCACCATAAGGACCATCAACATTATTATAATGTAAAAATACTTGAGCGTGGTTTCTTCCTAAAAACGGTTCTCTCCAATGTTCAACTTCACAACCTCTATAAACTACCATATCACCTGGGTGTAAATGTATGAGTTTTCCTTTATTATTAATACCACCAGTTTCATCAGCCCATATCGGCCAATCATAACTTGCCCAATCTACTTTTTTTCCTTTTAAATTTGTATTATCATATCCTAAACATAATGTTGTAGATACTTCACAACTTGGTCTATCTTTATGTCTTTTTAAAACATCTCCTGTTTTATATAATCGCCAATATGAGTAAGTAGGTTTAAGATTTAAACCTGTAATTCCTCTCATACCTTGAAGACCATATTGTAATAAAGTTTCCATTGCTGGGTCTGCATAACAAGAATATGTATTTGGTACTTGTCCATCTCTATATGTACCATCGGTGTCTTCATTGTATTTAGGAAATCTACTATTAACCATTGTCTTTGCTCTACGAGCTCTCATTAAAGCATAACCATATAGAAAATCAGCTAATTCTGCTGATATAAAATTTTTTATAACAACATACTTATGTTCTTTATAAATCTTTGCTGTATCTTTTGTTATAGTATCCATTTTTTAATACCTCCATTTTTTAATACCAAGGCTTTCCTAAACACCAATTTACTAATGAATATCTAGTGCCTCTTGTAACAGGTGTAACACAATGATATGTAAATGATGGAAATATAATGATTGATCCTTGTGGTCTTATTTCTTGGCATACATGGAATCTTTTTTTACCTGCGTGTGGACCTAAATCAAGCTTTAAATTTCCACCAGCATAATTATCAGGATTGGTTAAATTTAAAACCATAGTTATCTTTCTTACTTTATCCCACATATGTGGATTATCAGTCCAACCTGATATTAGTCTTTTATTTTTTTTATCTGTAGGGACATTTGGTTTATCCATATCAGGAACCCCCTTACCATTAGCATCTAAAATTATTTTACCATTACTATCTCTTTTTACTGGTTTAAAAGTAGGAACTTTTCCAGTTGTTATTTTTATAGCAGGTTTATATATACTTAAATGGTCAGATGAACCATCAGCGTGCCACCCATAAAATTGTTTTTTAGCATATTTTGTAAATTGATAAGACTCACTATAATCCCAATGCCATTTCCAACCAGCTTCTCTATTTGCGTGGTGTAGATATGGATGTAATATATCATATATCCATTTATCATTTAACCAAGATATATGACTATCTCTAACATAAGCATTTTGTATATCAATGCCTTTTTTTGCCATAGTTTCTCGGGTCATACCACCACTCATTAACGTATTAGAAACTTGGCTTCCATCCCTAGCAATACCACCCTTTTCTTTATTATCAAAGGTAGAAGCTTCTTTAGGAATTCCTTTAGCTTCATCAACAACCATTTTTGATAAACCGTGAGCAATTATTTTTTTACACAACTCTGGTTTAATAGTAGATGTATAATACATATAAGATTTTCTTAATTGCATTATACTAATCCACTTGTAAATTTACGCCAGTCTATTGCGTTTTTTATTTGAAAGGAACGATTTGATATAAGTTTAATTGTTTTATCCAAATAGTTAACAATCTCTTGTACATAAGTTACCTTTTGTTCCAATTTTTGAACCTCACTATCCGCTTTAATATATTTATCCACATCTTGTCTTAATATTTTTAAATTAAAAGGATTGGTTTCATATACACTAGGGTCTGCTTTACCTGTAAAATATTCCCATTTATCTTTTATTATTTTTGCTAAAGTTTGTTCAGCAACTTTTAATAAATTAATATATGTGGAATGAAACTTGCAATATTTGTTATGTAATTGAGGTGTCTTTAACGATTCTAAATCTAATTCACTTTCATTAATTTTTAAATCTTTTTCTGCTAAGCTTTGTAATTCTTCAAATGTCATTATGTTACCACTTTCATATTATTATTTATGGTTATTTTATCCTATGGAATATTATATCATATCACTTTAAAAAAGTCAAGGATTTATGATGTAGTTTCTGTAGTAGTGCTTGCTCCAACACTTGCAAATTCATATATTTTATATTGAAAACTAACAGTAGCATTTAAATAAGAAATATCTGTTTCTTGTTGACCATATTGTAGTCCTGAAAGTGATGTTGGATAAACATCTCTAAATCTTACTTCTATATTAGAATTATTTTTACTTGTTAATATGAATAAAGTAGCGTCTGAATATATAGCACCTTCATCTTGTACAGCTTTTCTAACTTGACCTAATTCTTTAGATTCACCTACATCTTTAGTAGTAGGGTATCTATCAGTTCCTGCACCTTGTAATGTTCTAAATTGAGAATGAGCTTTAGGGAAACCAAGACCTGTTAACCATCCATGCAATTCTCTATAATTTTCTAAATTTTCATCTACTAAAAATGTTAAATCTAAAGAAGAATATGATAATTTATCTCCAGGTATAGGAACATCTTTAAAAGGAGTAGGCATTTCTGCACTACCTAAATTTATCCCTGGTATATTAACTGTGGTTGTAAAGTATTCAACCTTTGGCAACTTAATAATAGAAAACCTAAACTGCGTTGGGCTTGCATAATCTAGTTTTGTTGGTTGCCTTGAAAGTGTATCTGTTGTAGTCATACCACTATTTATATGTTAACTGTACAGTATGCTAATGCCAATATTATAATAGCAAACACAAAAATATAGAGATATTCTATTAATATTTTCTTCATATTATTTTTATTTATCAAGGGTAGAATTGTCTATGTTAATCTTCTACCCTTAATAATTATTTATAAAGGGCGTTATGCCTTTATACAACGATAACCTTTGTGTTGTTTAAGTATGCCTGTGGAAACCTTATGCAAGTTGCCTTGGTCTAAATTGTTTTCTTTACAAAACTTGTGTAAGTTTCTTACTTGAATCTGATTATTGGTTGGTGTAATGATAATCCAATCTTTTGATAATGCTTCTCTTACAGTATCTTTTTGATGTTGTGATTGTTTCATACCCCATGTTCTAGTGGCAGCTAAATGTTCAGGTGATAGTTTTCTACCTGTGTTAGCTTTACGAGTTGCTTCTGCCGCTTTTGCTTTCATTTCTGGTGTATGCAACATATGTACATTTTTCTTGCCGTTTTCACTATACACTTTCATTATAACATCTTTACTAGGTATTTGACCAGATAGTCCTTCATATGCGACTTTATCTTTCCAATGGCCGCCTAATTTATATAATCGTTTATGTTCTTTAGCGTGTTCTTCTAAAGTTAAGGTAACTATTTCATCCGTTCGGATTCTTTTACCATCTTTGAATTTTATCTTATGATGTTTATGTTTCATAATACTATTTTTACCAACTTTATGTAGTAGTTGGTATAAAAAAAGGCGGACACAAAGGTCCGCCTTTTTAAAAATAATCTTTTTACAGACTACATGATGTTAGTTACTTGCACACGTCTATAGTATCTGTTTGAGGACAAAGCAGTTAAACCGTCAGCAGTAATGCTTCCAGTTCCTGTTACGTCTGATCCAGCAAAAGGATTCGCAACTAAACCATATCTGGTCTTAAATCCAAT